ACCCTCCCCATATAAATATATCCCCCAACATATACATAAATGTAAACGGACATAGTATTTATCACCCTGTCCCCGTAAACCCTGCATATGAAAATGTGTGTCCACCCCCATGCCATGTACTAGACATACATGCAATAATATTAAATAATATAAAAATAATAAAATAATAATATAATACAATGTATATGCCATATGTCAAGGTATATAATAATAAACATATAATATAATATAATAACTATATGTCAATACCTATATGATAGCCCTATACCCCACATATAAGACCATATATAATCTTTATTACAAGACTATGCATAGGGGTATTACTCTAGTATACTAGTATTAGTGATACGGACGGTATTACATAAGATATAGGGGGCTATACAATGACACAAGCAGATTACAGATACCAACAAGCACAAGACTTATGGCACTATAACGGTATAATAAAAGACGGTTATAGCCTTATAGAAGGTGTTATAGTACCTGACAACGAACTATAGAGGGTACTCGTTGCGCTTATATACATACCACCACATAAAACACACATAAACACAAGAATGGACACTATGAACACATACACATCACGCTATCAATACAGGACACAAGCACCAAAAAAGAACTATAAAAAAGTTATTCAATATATCACTATAGGGGTTATTATCATAGCTATTAGCCTTATAGTCAATACTGATACTTACCAAGCTCTTATAGTTGCATTGTCTTAGTATATAGTATATAGCTTTATTGCCATAAAAGGGACGGATATCACATCTGCGCCCTTTTTTGATTGTCTGTCAATAATCTGTTATGATATGTTTTATATTACCCTATATAGTAGACATATAATCAAGTATATGGTTATTGCAGAAAAGATAGTATGATATCAACCCGCCCGACTGTCAATAGCTAACAGTATAAAAGCATATTAGACCATCAAAAATCTTAAAAAACAAGACTATGCAATAGTAAAATGGCATGCTATTATAGAGACAGTCAATAAGACGGACACCTTAACAATCAAAACATAGAACGCAAGCAATACACGCTTTAGTTATTATATAGAGTAGTTACAATTAAAACACTCACAATAATTAAAAAAGGTATTGACAAGCGAACTAAGTTTTGATATACTTAAGACAGTCAAGAGATTGACGAACGGTAAAAAAGACAAGATTGAATAAAGACTTTACCCTAAGGGGTACGCAATAAGCGCATAGCCTTACTATATATCTTACATAATCATCAGTTATAACAAGACTTTACTCGGTACGTAAATTGACCTTACGGGGTGGTACTCATTCAGTCGGACTTATAGCTATCGTTAGTAGTAGTTACGCCTCAAAAGGTACGCTATCCACGGACAATCTGGAGAGAATATTATTCAGTGTGTCTAAGGTACTCGTAAGCCATGCTTATGATTACTAAAGACGACCTAACACAGAATAATCACTAGAACGTACGCTTAGATAACTTTTGACACACGGACACTAAGAAATAGGTACTCTTAGACGAATACGATTATTAGATGTACTTTAACATATAGGCTTGGTTCAATACCAGATAATACTCTTGCTTAGGCATGGCATAGGCAAGGGGTCTCATAACGGATATATCAGGGGTGTTAGTCATAACACACTTCTAGCACCCCTTTTATTCCAAGTTAGCTATAGATTGTACTCGTAGCACCAAGGGGTGGGATGGGTACTGATATAACTAAACAAGGGGATAAATATGTCAGAACACATGCAAAACGTACTCACACGACTATATGGTGAGAACTGGTGGGATTCTACAGACCAAAACGAAAGGGTCTAGAGGGTATTCACAGTGAAAGCAATCAATTTTAAGCAATTAGAGGTAGAAGGTATGCATTGTATAGAAATCAAAGCGAGTAGTTTCAAGAGTTTTAAGGCACTCATCAACCGTAATGGGGGAGAGGTCTCAGTAGTCAGTAGGTATCAGGACAGTGGTATGCGACTGTTAGATGTAGAGGTGTCAAAGGATACTAAAGCTATCGACCGAGTAGAAAGGGCATTTTGTGTATAAGAAAGTCATAGGGGTACTCTTGGTACTCGTACTTATGGTGGGATGTTTTATCGCAGGGCAAGAATATCAAAGGGCTAATGTTTTACAGACACTATATGGGGAGTATTTTCACATACAGATGTACGAAGACGGTAGCTATACTGGCGAAGACTTCGGTGGTAAACCAGTATCAGGTTGTATAGAGGGAGCATTGTGCAATGACTAAGATTTTTGTAATGACAAGGCGTAGTGGGTACTCGCACCAGATACCAGTATGGAATCTAGGTGGGTTTATAGAGACACATCGCAAGAGAAGTAAAGGGTGGTTAGGCCGTGAGATATTGCGCCTAGTCATCAGTGGTAAGAACTGAGAGACTTATCAAGCTCATCTTTATAAGGTGGGCGTAGCCTATAGACCCCCTGCTATAGGTTACGCTTACCTCATAAGGGGTAATAATATCAATGTCATAGAAAGGATAATTCAATGGCTAAGAACAAAATCACAGTAGACGTAGTATCAAAGACTAGTGAGAGCAAGATGACTTTCGAGAGTACTCGACAGTTGTTCGGTTGGCTAGTTCGTAACCCTAAAGCAACAGTTGGTGCTGATGGCAAGGGTAACTGGTTCATTAAAGTCTAGCAATGAGTGCTTATAGTACGGTAGAGGTAACACCAGAGTTCGCTCGGACGTTTTTAATCGGTAAGATTATGACCGCTACTAATGAGCAACTCGGTGATATGATGGATGTTTATGGTGATGACGGTGAGCCATTTTTCCTAAACAACTTCATGGTTACAGATAAGGGGGAGTAATCCCCCACATGCTTTGGTAATCTGTTAAAGAGGCAGGTCAGACTGTAAATCTGATACCATTCGGTTCGCTAGGGGCAGTACCTAGACAAAGCACCAAGTTTGCATAGCCTCAGTAATGTGGGGTGAAGGCACTATCGAAGTGTCGCAACCAGCTGTCGTAAGGCTGGTGTTATCTATGAGTCCCTAATCGCTAAGGGTGTACATTAGGCGTTGGAGCGTAATGGGTGTTCGACACGCCCACTGATGTATGGCGCTTGCTCATGGGTAACACTGGTCTTATGACCGATAATATCAAAAAGTAACCTGTCGTAAAGGAGAAATATGGTAGAGATAAGTCTACAAGAGTGGCAAAAACTACCTCAAGATAGTAAAAAAGTACTAGTAGAAGACGGTAAATGTAAGTTCTATAGGTTATAAATGAATAATACTATAACTATTATAGTGGTAATCATCATAATAGGAGTATATTTGTTAGGCTTAAAGAGGGAGTAGCATGGTTTTACAGATAATAGCGCAAGATTATCGCACAATCAGTAGGAATGTTAGCCCTAAGAACATACATACTTACGTAGAGGGGTTTCTAATGCTTAGAAGCTACAATAAATGGGGTAAGTTATACATATTAAAGGGTAACGAAAGGAAACTCATAAGAGAGTTCGGTAAAAAATAATGATTGAATATAAAGACGTAGAGGCTTGGTTGGGTTCAGACCATGTGGAAACTACAGAACTGTTAGGGCTTATCGCTGATATAGCTAACGGTTTGTACACACCTGAACAACTGGCTAAAGAGATAAAGGAGTATAAAGAACATAATGAGTAGGTTTGTAAAAGTAAAGTTTCTTAGTACTAAAGATAGTCAAACATCAATGGGCTATTTTTATAAAGAAGAACTAAGTAGAGCATTAAAGAAGTGGGACACTGTTTTAGTACCTACACGTTATGGTTTAACATTGGCAGTCGTTGTATCGACTTACAAGAATGAAGACCAAGTAAAAGAAGCTTATCAGAGCTATGGTACATTTGGCTTACATGACATCAAGTCTGTATCTGAAAAGATTAAGTCTAAAGTAGTAGACCAACAGCTTACTAAAGAAAAAGCTGGTGATATTAAAAAGAAGCTTGAAACTAAGATGAAAGAAGTGGATGAAGTTCAAAAGTACAAGATGTACGCAGAGCTTGACCCCTCAATCGCAGAGTTGTTAGCGGAATTGGAAGAATTGCGTGCCTAAGATTTTCGCATACGGTACTCTGAACCTTCACGAGGTACAAGACTGGTTGTGGAACGAGGAGAAACAGGGTCGAGTTAAACAGTTGAATGATTATAGACTAAACACATATCCTAGTGGTATATATTACATCACTAAAGAGTTTGGTGAAACGGTTGCTGGTAAAGTATACGACATCACAGATGAGCAACTCAAGCGTACTGACGCTTATGAGGGTAACGCTTACGAACGTGAAATGGTTACTATAGACGGCGAAATAGTTAATGTTTACATACAAAGGAGTATTAAGGAAGATGAGCTTAAAAACAACGCTTAAGGAAATTGAGTCAGCGGGTTTTAGTTACATTAAGGTTGAGCTTGAGGCACAACTGCGCCGACCATACGACAGTGATGAGGGTGAATACCAGACTTGTTCAGACTGTGATGGAGACGGTAGTCATGAGTGTAGCGATTGTGAGGGTAGTGGATACATTGAAGTAGAACTTACTCGACCAGACGGTAGTACATCAGATATGACAGAAGAAGTTACTTGTGATGAGTGTAGCGGTGCAGGTAATCATGAGTGTTCAGAGTGTGAAGGTGGTGGTGAAGTATACCGTGAATCAGACGGTGATGACTTCGGTTCAGTAGAATACTGCCAACGATACATCGAAGACCAACTTAGCCCAGAAGCGAAAGCGGCTATCATCTACGGTCGTTTCTACAATGACGGTTCAGTAGACAGCGAGTATACATTCACAATTCACTCTAAGGACGCTAAGTTCTTACCTGAGATTATCGACAGCTTCAATAAGTTAGCAGAAGCAGTTGGTAATGGTATGGACGTAGACGGAGCAGGTATGCACGTTGCAGTTCTACCGACAGAGAGTAATGGTGTTTACCCAGTACGAAACTTCGCACTTGATGACACTAAGCTAACTAACTTCCGTACAGAGGTAACTAAGTTACTTCCAGCATTGTTCATCGCAGCTACTAGTGGTAACTTCACTAGGGCATTGAACTACCGACACCCTAAGATTGACTTTGACAAGTACTCTGCAATTCACATTGTAGACGGACGTTGTTTAGAATATCGCTTGTTTGAGACTTGTTACCAACGACCAGAGGCTATCTTCGAGTACCTAGAGACGATTGCTCGTACACTAGAATACTACAAAGACCCTACTAAAAAGGTTGAATCAATCGGTAAAGAGTTCGTATTCTACGACCGAGAAGGTATCAAGGGCTTCACATCAACACCAGACCAAGTTCGTATCATTAAGAAACAGCTTAAAATGGTGGTTGGTAAGGGCGTAACGCTTAAGTCATTCATGAAAACTCGTGAGATTGACTTATCAGTACAGACTCGAAACAAAGAGTTTGGTAAAAAGCTTGCTCGTGCTAAAGCGTTGTACATTGACGCTAAACGAGATTACGAATACCGTGTTTCACAACCGCTATCACAATACGAACAAGAACGATGGCGTGAACACCGAAACTATGGCTACTTTGAAGGACGAGACACTCGTGAAGAACAGATTGCTTACATTCGTGGCATATCTAAAGTAGGTACAGAAGAAGAATTCGTAAACAGAAACGTACTAAGTATGCGACTAGCCGCCTCGGTTAGTTGTTAATAAGAAAGGAGCAAGATTATTTGCGGAATTGTATACAGTAAAAGTTTCAATAACAAAGACGTAACTAAGACTGTTCTTAAACGGTTTGAAGCACAACGTAGTCGTGGTACTACATCTTTCGGCTTCTACCTACCAGAGAACAACCAGCTTACACACAATGTTAAAGAAACACGAATTAAGAACTTGCTAAAGCGTTCTAAGGGGAGTAACCATGAGGTTCTATTCCATCACCGCTTCAGTACAAGTACGGCAGACGTACCAAACGCTTGCCACCCATTCAGTACTAAAGACCACTTTAAGAACAACTATGTAGGTGTTCACAATGGGGTACTAAGTAATGAGAACGTGCTAGAGAAAGAACATCTTGCACTCGGTATCAACTATGTATCTAAACAAAAGGACGGACGGTTTAACGACAGTGAAGCCCTAGTTTACGATATTGCACGAGTATTAGAGGGTCAAGTTGAAGAATTGACAGCACAAGGTTCTATCGCTTTCATTATGATTAAACGTAATAAAGACGGTAAACCAACGACACTATTCTTCGGTCGTAACAGTGGCAACCCACTGAAAATGAAGAAGACAAAACACTCACTTACACTGAGTAGCCAAGGTGAGGGTAAAGATATTGACATTAACCAGCTATATAGTTTTGACTATGACACTGGAGAATTGACAAAACGATACCTCTATATTCCCTACTACAGGAGTTCTGGTCAAAACTGGAACTCAGGAAGCGAATACTATGGCTACACAGGTAATAATTACGGGGCTTCTACTGGCTTCCACCGTCCTGCTTGGGATAATGAGGAAGACGAAGAAGAACGGTTTTTAGAGCAGCAAGAGCTAATCGAGGAGTTTGAAGACTACAACGGTTACGGTACATGGGTTGGTGAAGACGCTATGGCTATCATCAACAAGGGCAACTTTGCTCCTCGTGAGGGTAATGACGCTGCGATTGAACACTCTATCATGCTTGAAGCTAAGGGTGATTATTCAGAAGCGGCTATGATGTGTATAGCAGAAGCCTCAGAAGCAGAAGTAGAAGAAAGTCGTATTAATAGGGTTATCTACGAAGTTGTTAGCAACGAAGCGTATGATGACCTCTGTGAATACTGGTATCAGCTTAATGCTTACAAGTTACTTATGGCTAAGATGGCAGAGAAGTTTGAAAAAGCTTCACTCATTCTAGTAAACCAACAACCATTGATTGATAACAATGATGGTATTGTTGTGAGTAACGAAGAACGTAGCCTGTTGCCTGTGAACGTAATGGCTCACAACCCTAAAGCAGTTTAATATAAAGGAGTAATATGCAAGACAGTGAAATGCACTCGATTCTATTCAGGTCAGTCATAGCTCGGTTGAACACTCTTACTGGTGAGGACGGTATGAATATCGGTGATAGTGGTGAAAACCCTATCGCTGAGTTCTATATCGCTTATCAGCAACGACCAACAGAGCGTTTCGCACACAACTACGAGAGAGATAAGTTCTTACATCACCGAGACAAGTATTCGATGATGAACAAAGATGGTTCTGCTTTCATCGTAGCTGAGGTCAAGCAGGGGGATTATGTTACAATCTATAGTAAACCTATCAAGCTAGCGTTTGGTAGAGACGGGAACCGTGCAGTGGAGATGTTAGAACGTCTTATGCACAAGTTCTACGACAAGGTTACTGTAGAGGAAATCTCACCTATTCGTTTGGTTGATTATAGTCAATCAGGCAATAGTGCAAGAGATGTACGAGTACGAAATGACCTCTAGTAATTACAAAAAGGGTTACTCTGCCCTTCGTAAGATAATCAATGATGATGAACTAGAGTTTTCAAGGCAGTTTGCCAAGTTCACATTCTGTATGACGGAGCGTTGGAGTGCCAGAAGTGAATTAAAAGGTATCTACAATAGTAAAACAAACAATGTGGTGGCTTTTGTAAACAAAAAGGGTAATGTATTCTTTAGAAAGAACTCTATTTATGCTAATCACATACTAGAATCTAAGAATAAAGTTATTTTACATAAAGATTTAAGGTCATTACGTCATAAAGTGCCTAGTAACATTAAAGTTAGCTCAAAATGGCACAATATGGCTGAATTAGCGGTTGAAAGACTAGTTAAAAACGATGATAAGCCTAACCGAGTGTTCTTGTTTAGCTTTATAGCAGACGATAGGCTCGACGACCGCTTCATTATTAGACAGATTAAAGCTTTATTAAAGGCTATGCCTCATAGTAATACACTTTATGCACTAGAAAACAGTAGCCTTATTGTAGAAGAAGACGTTTCACAGCATAAGTATAAAGCTTATATTGAGATTCAAGATTATTCAGAAGCTATTGCAGAAAAAGAGCGCATTGACCGTATCAAAAATGAGATTGCAGAGACATTTATTGGTCATATCCAAGAGATATCACAACAATCTATCACTACTGGTACAACAATGAACCCTATGCAGTTTACGTTTACAGAGAGTAACGGTACAGAAGTTACAGGACGTATTGCACTTAACAGGCTTGACATGATGTATCCTCGTGAAATGCCAGTTCGTGATTGGATTAATGCTGAACATATTGTAAGATATATCACATTCCAAGAACGTATGGGTTCACTTGAAGAACGTGGTATTGATGAGATAGCTATTCGTGAAGAAAATGAACGACGACAAGCAGAACGCAACGCTGTTGCAGAAGCAGAAGCTCGAATGTACGAAGAAATGGCTCGAATCCACCCAGGTTCAGTGAATATCATGCCTCGTATGAGCTACAATCAAGTTCGTTACATGAGTCGTGAACAAGTAGAAAGTTCTGCTGTATTCGGTGCTGATGTTGCAGAAAACCCATTCGGTACAGGTGTTATATGGCACAACGGTATAGATGTAGCACAATCTAACGATGTAGTAGCACCACCAATGCCTCGTATGAGTATCTTTGAGGACGAATATCCTGATACTGCTGATGAAGCAGATGACATCTTGCGAGAACTACTCCAAGATACAGACACAACAGTAGAAGGTAATGCACCTATGTCTAGTGCATAGGTAGGTTACAAGACTTAGCACATGGGAGTGGCGGAGTGGCATATTTAGCAGTCCTGTCGTTGGACAAGTGGTCTGTCGTTGACTACGCAGTATATGGTGTGCAACTTGGAGAGTATGCGAAATTAGTAGCTGCTCTCCTTGTCAAGTCTTGACATTAAACAAAAATTATGATACACTGATTTAGTAAGTAAAGAACGGAAGGAGTGTATATGAAGTACGATACCCCAAGCGGTAGCGTCTTGTTTGAGTCTCTCTGGAGAACTCGATACGAGAATGAAGTTCCAGTTACTGAAATGGATGATGAACATATCCTAAACACAATCGACTATCTAGCGTCATTAGTAGACCCTAGACGAGATGAGTTTATCTTACCGTTCAATACCCTGAACAGGACGGAACACAATATAGAGGTGCTTAAGCGTGAGCTTATCCGCCGAACCACATAACTATACAGAAGAAAATAGGAAGGTTATGGCTAAGTTTCAAGAGGAGAGTGCAAAGTCCATCAGAGCCTTACAGGTTCTAGGCTTTTCATTTCCACCAGATATGCGTAAGACACAAGAACAGATATTGCAGTTACCAGTAGAACATATGTTACTCTTTCGTAGAGTATACAAGGAACAGTTTGAGTCCTTTAGCCGTATGTTTGAAGGATTGCATAAAAGAATTGTTCTTTACGAATGTCATATCTGTGAAAGAGAAGAATGGGCATATGACGACCTTCCTCTTGAGTGGGGTTGGCATGACGGTCAGGTACGTTGGTATCTGATGTGTGATGAATGTCAGTTCAGATATACAGAAAGATTTAATAAAGTTCCTGTTGTTGTAAGAAACATAGAGGAACTAGTAGGAGAAAACAATGAACGAAAAACTTAAAGAAGTATTAGATACAGTAAAAGATAAAGCACCAGAACTTGTTAAAGACAACAAAGGTGCATTGATTGGTGCAGTTATTGGTCTGTTCCTTACAGATAACAAGCAAGCACAATCTGGTCTGATTGGCGCTATCGCTGGTTCACTACTGGTTGATAAAAAGAAAGACCAAGAATAATGTCGAATGCCAAGTCTAAATCATCAGATACAACTAGCGGAATTGTACCAGAGTCAGTTAAGGGAGCAATCGAGGCTATCGCAAAGGGCATTGGAGTTGCAGCGACAGAACTATGGACAATCTTCGTACGCCAATACGTCGTCCGAGGACTATCGGAACTCTTTACAGCGGTTATCTTCTATGGGCTTACAGCATTCCTCGCTCAGTACATTGGTTTCTACGCCCTCATCCCGTTCATCGTTGGAGTCGCATTTACGTATGGAGCCATTGCGTATCTCGGAAACCCGAAGTACTACGCCCTTGCAGATATTACGAAGCGTATTCAACAGTTCAAGGACGGAGATGATAAAGTCGTTCCTCGGTCTAAGTCATACAGTAGCTGGTAGTATGGTAGGATTACCTTACTTTATCCAAGCTATTGTTACTATGATTAGAGCAGGTTGGAGCAAAATACCTAAGAACTTTTTCCAGTACGCAGTACCAGTATTCTTTGTAGTACTAATTGCATTTCTGGGAATTAGATGGGTAGCTTCGTTACCAGATTGTGCTACAGTTCCTGAAAACACATCTTGCACAAGTAGCCCAAAGTAGCTATAATAGTATAAAGATTAAACGAGAGAAGACTTATGCCAAAGATTGATGGAAGAAAATATGAAGTCGAGTTAGATGACGGCAGGGTGGTCAGTAGGCAATATGCCCACTATCTCATTAACAAAGATAAATACGATGACCGTAGACGAGATACTCGTTATAACACGGAAGAAAAGATAGAGAAACACAAGAATTACCAGAAAGACTGGTTAGAACGGTTTGAAGCCGAACACGGAATCCCATACTGGAAATGGAGAAGGGAGCAAAAACGTGACCATAAAAAATCCAACATTAGTAAGGTTGATTTCCAAGATATTGAACCTGAAACCCTATAAAGTAGAGTTCAGCTATGTCAAAGAAATATACGACCCAGAGTTAACTAAGTTAGCATTTCTAAATAATGCGAGAAGGGAGTTTGATGAACAAGTCTGGCTATTCAGAGAATCCCTCAACAAGGAAATCCAACAAGAATCCAATCCAAGCGGGTCAGTTTGACCTATTCGGTGGGGTTAGTGGGCTTACAAAGCTCATTGACCCTGCTCCAGAAGTAATAGAGCGTAACGGTGTAAGAGTCGTAGGAATTGTTATACCTCAAGACAAGATGGTTATTCCTGGCTACATACCAGAAGCACTCAAGCAAGCTAGAGCATTAGTACCAGAGGTTCAAACCTCAGGGAAACCGCCTTGGATGTCCGCTAAATGGCAAACACAACGAAGAAAAAGAAAGGCTACGATATGAAAACACAATGTTTAGTATGTTCACACTGGCACGTTGATTCGTGTGGTTGCTGTGATGAGAGTGATTACTATGACGAAGAACGATAAAGTTCTTTATCACGGTATATGTGATGACTGTGAGGAATCCTCAGACGAGTTATCACCGTGGCGATATGAACCAGAGGTTCTATTATGCCCTAACTGTTATGAAAACAGAGATAAGGATGAAGACGATGAGTAAAAGTGATATGTGGCCTGAAATAAAGCCCGAAGATATAAAAATAGTTCGAGACAAAAAGACAAAAGAAGCGTTTATCAAGTACCTACAACAAGATACTGATGAAAGGTTCTTTCAAGCATTAACCAACTTTACAGGAATCTCATTCCTTGGAGCGGCTGATGACCCTGATGGTAAAAACTTCAAAGACCTATGGCATGTTGAAGCAGATAAGTCAGGTTTTGCAGACAAGTAAACAGTAAAGGAGCGGTATGACACAAGAACAAGCATTAAAGTTTATGCTATCAGGTAGAAATGCCCTCCTTACAGGTCCAGCAGGAGCAGGTAAGAGTTATCTGTTAGCTAAGTTTATTGATGAAGCTACGAAGAATAACAAAAAGGTAGCAATTACAGCTACTACAGGACTAGCCGCAGCTCATCTAGGAGGTCAGACTATCCATAGTTGGTCAGGTATAGGAATCAGTACTGAATTAAGTAAAGATTATATCTATACTATGTCTAAGCAACGTATTACTAACATTAAGAAGACTCATATATTAATTATTGATGAGATATCTATGTTACATGGTTACAACTTAGACATGATTAATCAAGCTATGAAGTTAGTAAGAGGTAATGACAAGCCATTTGGCGGTCTACAAGTTGTCTTATGTGGAGACTTCTTCCAACTACCACCTGTATCTAAGAGTGGCGAGGGACAGTTTGTAACAGCGTCTAAGGCGTTTGTAGAACTAGACCTAGCTATCTGTTACCTAGAGGAGCAACACAGGGCTGAGGACGCAGAGCTAACTGATATCCTCAACTCTATGCGTGCTGGAACACTGAAAATGAAGCACCTTAGATGGTTACAAGCTCGTATGGGCAAGAAGCCACGAGGAGCTATCACAAAGCTTTATACTCTTAACCGAGATGTAGAGCAAGAGAACGAAGCACAGTTAGCGAAGTTAAGAGGTGATACTCACTACTTCCTTAGGACAAGTAAGGCAAGAAACAGAATGGAGCTTAACAGGCTACAGGAAAACGTACTTGCACCTGAAATCCTAAAGTTGAAAGTAGGAGCGCTCGTTATGACTGTTAAAAATGACCCTATGAGACGCTGGGTGAATGGAAGCATTGGTACGGTAATACGTTTCGGTGTTGGTGGTTTGCCTGTCGTCCAGTTCCAAAGTGGAGGGGTTCATGGTATCGCTCCCGAAGAATGGGAACATACTAGTGGAGGGGCGAGTTTGTCGCAAATTCCTCTCCGTCTAGCATACGCTATCACAGTTCATAAGAGTCAGGGTATGACGCTTGACAGTGCAGAAATAGATTTAAGTAAAGCATTTGTAGGAGGCATGGGTTATGTAGCGTTATCACGAGTTCGCTCGTTGCACACTCTGTATTTACTTGGGATTAATCGTCGGACGTTTCAAGTAAGTGCAGAGGCACAGAGAATAGATAAAAAGTTCCGAGAAAAGACTCAGGAGCTATTGACAAATAGTTAGTCGTGTGCTACAATGGTAACATAGTCAGAGATGACGGTGGTACATTAACAATTTGGCAATATTATCCTTAAGAAAGGAAATATAATGAGTGAATTAGTAACAGTAAAACTTACTGGTGTAATTCCAACAGCACAGTACGCCAACCTCCAACCAGAGATTGAGGCTCAGGGAAAAAGTTATGAAGAAGCCCAAGAGTTAGCTCTATCTCGTATGACGGAGATTTGGAACCGTGTTTGTGAACCAGGAAAAGAACTTAAGGTTGCCCAACCCGTAGGAAACAACTTGCCGACTGAGACGATTAGTTATGATAGATTGGTCTCTAAGCTAACAGGCGTTGAAGTCCTATTTGATAAGGTTGCCCATAAGTATCTGTCACCTGATGGAAAAGACTACCTTAGCGGTAGCGTATTCGCCAGTCGTTACAAAAATAAGTTTGATGGGGACGCAATCAGTGCTAGCTTTGCTAAGAAGCACGATGTACCTCAGAAAGACATCCAAGATATGTGGTCGCTTAACGGCGATACCTCATCATCATTGGGGACAGCAGTCCATAATGCGCTTGAGCTTTATGGCAAGTACCTACAACTGTCCCTCAAAACTAAGGGTACTAATGAGTCCGCTCTCACTAAAAACGGGATTCTCCAACCTATTGTGGAAGCTTTCTACAAGGGACGAGAGGATGAAAAAGCTGGTTACGAGGTGTTCGTAGCCGATGAAGAACACGGTTTATGTGGCTTCATTGATAGATTACTAATCGTGGACGAGAAGAAGAAAATCTGTCGAGTTCAGGATTATAAAACTAACCACACCATTAACAAAGCGGAAACCATTAAAGCTCCGTTTAAGGGACAAGTTCCAAACACTACATTAGGCTCATATTGGTTGCAGTTAAGCTTCTACGCTTACATCTTGCAACTCCACGGCTGGACAGTAGAGGGACTAGACATCTTTAATTGGGAAGACAATGAGTGGAAGCTTTACATGAATGATGTCATTGACATTAGTTCAGAAATAAAATAGGAAGGAGAAATAATAGTGGATAAAGACTATAAGATTATCTCTGTAGACCCACGGGCTGCCTATGATACACAGTACGGAACAATGCAACCTTACGCTCTTAAGCTTGAGGGTGTAGATGGCTTTGTACAGTTGTCTCAGAAGCCAGAGACAGACGCTCCTTATGTAGGTCAGACCTTACACGGTCATACCTTCGAGCAAAATGGTCCACATGGTCCGTTTCTCAAGTTCAAGAAAGTAAACCCCGAATATGCAGGCAATGATGGAGCTTCCAAACCTCAATCATCTGCTGACAGTGGGCGTGTCCTAGAACTCCTAGAGGCTATTGCGGTCGCAGTCGATGCTGACGTTAGCCCTAAGAAGGATACTATACTTGAAGATATTGATGACGGTCAACCAATCGACCTCAGCGAAATACCATTCTAAGAAAGTAGGAGTAGATGAACCAGAATCAAATCATAGAAGCCCTTGAAGCTGAAATTCAAAAACTAAACGAACACGCTATAGACGAGTTTTCTGGTGATACCCTTACAAGAATCGGTGTACGCCTTGCAGCTTATAAAGCAGGACTCGGTACTTACGTTGCCAACGCTAAGGCAGAGTCTCTTAGAGCTGACAAGGCATTCGCAGAAGCAAAAGCCAATGGATACCTCAAACTGAGGAATGACGGTAAAACGCAAGGAGACGCTGAACAGCTCCGAGTACTAGAAGCGTCGGCTGAGTACGATGTGCTCATTACCGCTAAACAAGCAGAGGATAAGCTCGTAGGGCTTTCGTACAACATCTCTGACTTGATTGACGCAGTAAAGAGTCGAGTCATTCATCAACAGATGGAGTTAAAGGAATCAACCTCCTTTAATGGGTAACGCCACCAAAGGCTTTGCCTCAAACTCAGAAGCTCAACAAAAGTATGTATCTGCTAAAGGTGGACGAAGTAAAGTCCCCAAAGGTCTGAAAAAGATGACCCAGGAGAAGGCACGAGAAATACAAAGGTTGGGTGGTTTGAGACGACAACAACAACTAAAGGAGAATAAGAATGTCAAAGATTCTATACCCAGTGGGAACGCAAGTGACCCTACGGAAGTTTCCTGAAGCTGGTACATTTGAAGTTGTAGAATACATTAAGGGCGAGAAATACCCTTACCGTGTAGAAAACGATTCAGGTGACGAAGGTTTCAATGGAAAGACGAAGTTCTCAGTGAAAGGTCTGAAACGGTATAACCCGACACAGGCTAAAGCTACGCAGACTGGTTCTGACGTTGCCTCACCGAAAGTTCGTACAGCAACAGAAGTTGCACAGAGTATCGCCACTCCCCAAAAGGAAACATACTCACGAGAAGAAGTAGACGTGCTTATGGCTACGCAATACCAAGACTTGTTAGAGCTTATCGCTTCTGTTGATTCAGTAGCAGTAGACGCTTTCAACAAGGCAAAGCGCATTGCAAAGGTCGTAGATACTAATTTCTGTATCGTAGGCAAACAGTTCAAAACACTAAACCACGATGACGACTAGTCATCAGAAAAGGAATATATTTAATATGACAACTATCCGAGAAAAAATCCGTTACGCAACACTAGCTAAAGACGAACGAATCCTTCGTGAATCAGGAGTTCTTAGTGACTCAGGTAACTTGACCGATGTAGGTCGCCGTGTCCTTGCAGACGTTCTCTTTGACAACAAGGAAACTCGTGCTGCGATTGTGAAGCTTGTAGAAGCAACACTCCCAAAAGAGAAATAGTCCGATACGAGTACATCCAGCTTTGGCAACGTGTAACACTAATCTTTAGTTGTTTACTTGTCCTAGCAGGTATTGTATCATTGATTCTATGGGTAAACGTACTAACGAATGGCTAAAAGTGCGTCGGGAGTGGGTTCGAGAGAATCCGCCCGACCACCAAGGTTATTACCTGTGTGGAATCTGTGGACTACCAGTTCACTTCTCTGATATGGAAGTTGACCATGTAGTAGGTAGGCTGGGGAGGAACCTTGTCGATAAAGAAAACCTCCAGCCAACACACATGTTATGCAACCGTAGAAAGGGAAGCAAAAAGCTAAAGCCAAAGGTGTCGTTAACTGAGTACGCTTTACGCCGAACGCTAGACTTGTAGAGATTGGGTCGTGAAACCTGCACCAATGCCGTCATTAGGCAAGAAGAAACTACAGTGGGACTTCTCAGGTGTAGTGGGTAGAGAACCTGGTTCAATCTCAAGCGTGATTATGAGACACCACGAATAAAGATAAGGAGAACATTATGTCAAAGATTAAACAACTTGTACCTGAAAATGTAAATCAGTTCGATGAATTAGATTATGACGCAGAGGCAATATAACGGTCCAACTACGAAAAAAGGTTGGTACACGAGTGGGGACAGAAAGTATTACTTAAAGTCCTCATGGGAACTTAGCTACGCACAATATCTTGACTCAGAGCTGTTAAATGGTAAAATAGTTGAGTGGGAGTATGAACCCGATACGTTTTGGTTCGATAGAATCAAGCGGGGAGTTCGCTCTTACACCCCAGACTTCAAGGTTAAATACCTAGATGGAAAGGTTCAGTATCATGAAGTTAAGGGTTATCTCGACAGCAAATCGAAGACGAAATTAAACCGCATGAGGATTTATCATCCTGAAATAGAGATGATACTCATAGATAGAGCGGTAATGAAATCGTTACGACTACTGTAGAGTTCTTAAATTAAAGGGAGAATTTCAAGTTAGGGAGACACCATATCCTTAGCGAATTATGAGTGACTTACTCACAACATTAACTGTGACAGCAGTTGCACCGTTTCTCTGGGCTAACCCAGGGACACAACCACTATATACACCTCCACAGGTGAGCGTAGTGGCGAAACAAGAAGCCAAAGCACCTAAGAAGGAAGAAAAAGTCGAGGTCAAACAGGAAACTGTAGTACCCGAAACTCCAAAGGTAGTTACCTATGTAGTGCAAGAAGGCGACAATCTGTCTGTTATAGCAGAGAAGTTCCAGATTAATTGGGTTCGTATCTGGCAAAAGAATGAACAGTTGCAAAACCAAGACCAATTAAATGTCGGTGATACTATCACAATCCCTAATACGGATGAGGCATTAGCTGATAGGGGCTTAATAGCTCCTGTAAGCGCTCCTACCACACAAACTGGCAATGTATCCAACTCCACCCAAACAGGCTCATACAGAGGCTCTGGTGGCTCTAACGGTTATACATATGGCTGGTGTACATGGTGGGCGAAAGAGAAACGTCCTGATATCGGTGGATATTGGGGTGACGCAGGTTACAGTTGGATATCCTCAGCACAAGCTGCTGGGTTCTCAACTGGTTCTGTTCCTAGAGCAGGAGCCATAGGCGTTACAGCAGGACACGTTGTATATGTTGAATCCGTGAATGGAAACACCATTACTTTATCTGAAATGGGTTGGGGCTATCGAGCCAATACCACACCTAATTACAGAACGTCAAGTGCCTCGGCTTTCACATACATCTATTAGCACAGTTGTATACACGTTATGGGTTGCCTACTCACCTTAAGCAGTAGGGCAAGGTGGCGAGTACCCTAAAGGTATAAGCTGCCAACATATGTTCACACCACGGCTGGTTGCGACAGCAAGTTGCCTACATACCGACTAGTACTTGGAGTTTGTAGGTAGAATCAACGAGTGGAGAAGCGAGACTCCGCAGGTGTACACCTAATCATTCATTTGAACAGTTTTTGCCTGGTTTCTGTACAAAAAACTTGAGCACCCTGTACGGGATTGGTCTAATGGTAAGACAAGAGATTCCAAACCTCTTAACGGCAGTTCGATTCTGTCATCCTGTGCCATATTCCTAGTCATAAGCTTTCTTTCATCCTTTCAAAGTTTGTGGCTGGGAATATCATCATAACTTCGGTTGTGGTGATAGTACCTTAAACCCCCTTATACCCCCTATTCTAAAAAAGAAGCCCCTTGCCTAGTGTGAGGGGTTTTCTTTACTTTGCACGGAAGGAGAATCATGACAAAGCTATACCATAGAGAGTTAGGTTTCCCGATAACCTTTAAATATCCATCTACAAAAGTAGAACTTAGTTGGAGTAAACATGCCCATCGCCAAGCAGAGGTAGATAGGTATGGTTATATATCTAAGATGGAGACACTTCATACAGACGACTATATACCCATTGAGATAGAATACGACTTAGATACCTCTAAGCCTGTTAAAATGCTACTCAGGAGTAAGTTCGAGGTGAATAATTGTAACATTGTAATTGCTGTAATGCCCTCTACACGAGGAGCCACGAAAGCTTTTGTGAAGACAGTTTGGTACAACAGGGTAGATGATACCCACAAAACACTTGACGCAAGTAAGTACGAAGTACCTGCCTTCAAATTGAAGCTTGACAAATAGTACAAAGTGTGCTATAATACCTAGTATAGTATGCAAATACTAAGTACATTGTTCTTACAAACACACCGTTCGTCTTAGGCTAGGATTCTATACCCCTAGCCAAAAACAAGAATAGCCCCTAGATTTCTCTAAGGGCTTTTTCTTTTCTTGATTTTATCTACAATAGTCCAAGACGGGCTACGAAGACGACTAGTGCTACTAAGCCACCAGCAATCCATGCATACTTGTTGTTAGGTGTCTTGTCGAAAATCATTCCTACAAGGGCTACAACTAGACCTGCAACGAGAGCGATGAGAGCGGCTAAAAGGATTACTCCTAGTGTCATTATTGCCTCCTATTTAGTTTTTTAGAATGGGACAAGTCCCTTAGCGGCAACTTCTTCGTTGTCGTGGATACCCTTGTCTAAAGCACGGAGGATGTAAAGGATTGGAACACCGTATGCACCTGCGAGTTCTGGACTCTGAGTAAACAATAGAATCAATGCACCTGGAAGTGAGAAGATGAGCAGTCGCCCAAGTTCTTTTATTCCGTCAACGAGTGTTTTCTTATTCATGATTGTCTCCTTATGGTTTAAAGTTTTTAAATAGGTTACTTAGGAATTGTACCACAGCTGCTACTATCTTTTCAAGTACACTTACACGTTGTTCGAGGTCAGTATCAGGGTTCTTGATTTCTGTATCACTTAGATATAGGGTTTCGATAACCTCTTTCTGCCCTTCAAGTACGAGTAGGTCTTTACCAACAAGTTCAGTAGCGTGTGTGATACGAACCTTAGTGTTGATAGGAAGACGGCGAGTAACTGTACCATCTACAATGTTGAGCACAGGTGTCTCTGAACGTGTCCAGAAGTCCTTGTCTTCAATGTCGATTAGGTTCTTCAACCATTCTGGCTTTTCCTCTACTGGAACAACTACTGGAACACCGAGGTCGCTGGCTTTGATACCGTTAGCGATGTTACCATTAGCAGAGTAGTTAGAGATGAGGTACTTCACACCACCAAGAGTCGTTTCCTTAGCGATGTCGATTTGTGTACCCTTAGGGATAGTTACGTCATTAACTGGTTGTAGTGTAAGTAGGTTAATTACTTTAGTACCGCTAGCTGGTAGAACGCTTAACTTAACATCAGTGATGTCTTTAAGGTTACGAATCCACTCAGGCTTAGCTGCTTCAGCGGCTTCTGCTGCCTTACGAGCTTCAAGGTCTTTACGTTCTTGTGAAGCCATGAGAGCGCCACGAACTTCCTCGTTACTCATACCGTTAGTAGTGAATGTGTGTAGTCCACCTTCGTCAACTTCACGTTCGAGAATATCTCGGTATGCTTGTTTAACTTGGTCAGCACTTGCTGTTACCTTAGCTGGTTGAGGGTTGTTAATTTCCCTTGCACGGTTAGCAATACGGTTAAGGTCATAGTTACCAGGACATGCTGTAGCTTGCCATGATTTGTGAGGTCGGAGAGGAATCTCTCGTCCGTAGTAACGCCATGTTTCTGCTACATCTTGTGCAACAGCTTCATAGTCTTCATCACGACAACGTGGGTCACACTCAAAGCCTAAGCTTGTTGCGTTACCCTGTGCATTACCTGCGTGCCAAGCTGCGTTGTTATAGTCAACCATAACTGCAACACGGCTACCTGTACCTGTAATGACATCGTGTGCTGATACCTGTGAGCGTGTCTGGCTAAACCATGAAATAACACCTTCATAGGTTGGGTTTGTGTTTGGGTCTCCCCACCAGTGAATAGTAATCCAGTCGATAGAGCGTGGATAACCATACGCAGCTCTAACATTGGCGTTAGCTGTGTAGTTAGGTGAGTTTTTGCTGTAATCTACGTTATTTGCCATTTAAGCTCCTTCTTTATTACTAGTATACAATTATTTGTTTTTTGCGTCAAGGTTTTCTTGCTTTACAATCTTGTATTCTTCACGCATTTCGTCTAACTTTGCACGGAGTTCTGCGTTCTCTACACGAGATTCATTAAGTTCATCTTTGGTAGCTTCAAGAGCATTTTCAAGGTGTCCTACATGTTCTTTTGTGAGCCTGAGTTCTTCTTCGATGGTCTTAATGTAGCGTTGTTTGCGGTCATCTTCTACGTCTTTTTGTTTAATAAGGCGTTCATAACCATCAAACATCTGTTCCATTCGGTCTTTAGGTTGCTTCTCAGCTTTCTTTGCTTGTACCTTTTTAGAGGCGACGTTAACAATATAAGCTACTCCAAGAGCACCTATCATGGATATGAGTGAGATAATTACTTCATTCATCTATCTGTCCTTTTTCCTTTGATTGTAGGAAGCTGTAGAAGGAGGCATGAACCAGATGTATGCTCCTATCTGTAGTAACGCAATGGTTATCCAGAGTATATTAAGAAACAGTGTACCTGGGCTGATGAAAGTCCTAATAGTTAATGCTATCATCCATGCCGCCTTTACAGAAACACCGAGAAACAGTGTGCTACGGGATAGCTTCCAATTATTTATGCGTAGTGAATAAAGTTTAAGTAAACCAATGAGAATAAATATTACACCCCAAAAGTCAAATGTGAATAACTCATTTACAATTAGTAGAGAAGCTGCGAAACGTGTCTCGTCAATACCGAATATAAAGGTAGCACCCAATACGATATTGAACCAACCCATAACGAGGACATCCCAATATGCTAATGGAGAAACGTCCCTTAGCTTAGGGCGTGCTTCTCGGATTTCGTGTTTGATGTCTTTACTCATCTTCTTTACTTCTCGTTTTCTCGCTACGTTTAGTTAATGTAATATATACGTTGCTCTTAAGTTGGTCTTCCAATTCCTCATCGAGGTCTGGATACTTCTTAAAGAAATCAACGAGCCTTTGGTCAACCTTTGAGTTGTACTCCTCAGCTTTACGCCTTGCGGCTTCAGGGCGACCTTCTTGGAATAACTTAGTTACTTCCTTGTTAGCGTCTGTCCTACCTGTTATCTTATCAGTTTGTTTAAAGAATTCATAGTACTGGTCTTGTAATCCAGCTGGAGCATTCTTAACTGCTTCTGAGTCTGATTCACTCAATGCACCGCCTCCTGGTTTACCCATGTTGTCAATGTACTCACGACCTTCTGGTGTAGCATACTGACCAAAGATACCACGTTGTAAGTCGTTCTCTGGGTTAGTCTTGAATCGCATGCCACCTTTCTCTGTCTCAGAGTAGCCTTGTTCGCTAGCTTTCATTCCTTCGAGTGAACGCTTACCTTGTGAGTAACCTGGGATTAAGAAGCTTGGTAGAAGTTCTGTGAAGAACTCTGCTTGACGTTCTGTACGAGTGATGTTATCACCTGATTCAGAATACTTGTCGCCTGACTGTGATGTAAATGCACCCATGACACCAGTCTTGTATTCGCTACCGAAGATAAACTGTAGAGCTGGAGAGCTGTATGTTTGTGCGTTGAATGGGTTAGGTACAACTTCATCTTGTCCAGTGATGTTACCAATGACTTGTCCTACAGCGTAGATTGAACCTACTGTGAATACTCCCTTAGAGATATCATCAATGTCCTTCATGAAGTCTGCACGAGTAATTGGTTCACCCTTGACACCGTGGGCAATGATATCACCTGCGCCCTTGAGTGACTTAGCACCAATCTCTGCACTTCGTACAACCATACCAGGAACGAATGTAACCATCGAACCAAGTGTTTTCGCTACTTGAGACTTAAAAGCGTGTGGGGCTTCAAGCTTAGAGAAGTTTTGGTTTACTTCGTTAACTCGTTCGTAGATGTATCGTTCAGAAGCAATCTCATCAAGACCCATACGGTCTGCTTTAAGTTTAGCACCGTAGTAGGTAGACATACGTAGGAATCGGTCAGCACCTGTAATACCAGCGTATGCGAACTTGTTACCCATGTTAGTGTATTTGTTCAGTGTTTGTTCAGGAAGGATGTGTGATGAGCCTTCAAAGACACCCATACGAGCCATGTGCTTGAACTCTTTAGTTTCAGTACCAGTAAGTGTATTCTTTGCAAGCTTACCTGTAAGTGTCATACCTTTAAATAGTCCGTATACAGAACCGTCTAGATTTAGTGAGCCTGGAAGCAATGCTACCTGTGACAGGGTGTTAACTGCTGACGTAGCAGAGAAGCCGATGTGTGACAGTGACATAGCACTTCGGAAGCCACGTAATGACTTAGTACCTAAGTTGTTTGTCAGGTTAGAACCAGGAAGGTCTTTAGTGAAGCTGTTGAACCAGTCATCCAAGTTGCGGTCTACATCTGCTTTAGTGCCACGCATTTTGTCAATCTCAGTTTGGAAGAACTTTTGAGCACCTTTCTCAGGTGTCAACTCTTTAGCATTTGCAAAGGCTTGCATTGTAGGTTCAAGGTTTACTTTAGTGTTAGCTGCGTTCATGTATGAATCAGTAGCTTTCCAGAAGTCTTCCTTGTATCCCTCAGCGCCTTCACGTTTCTTAAGGAAGCGGTTAGAGTAGTTACCATTCTCCTTAATAAAGTCTTCGTATTTAGCTACGTTGTCTTTACCAACCATCTCTTTAATCTGGTCATGGAGTTTGTTCAAGTGTGTCTCTTTACGCTTTAGGTCTCCGCCTTCAAGTGTACCTGAGTCGATAGCTTGTTGAGCTTTCTTTAAACGTCCTTGAATCTCAAGTAGTTTAGGTTGTTTGCTTACATCTACGAATAGGTGAGGTATGTAGTAGTCTTGGTCAAGCAGGTCTTCAGGAAGTCCCATTTGTTTACCGAGGTCTTTGCGGGCGGTCTGCCAGTCTTCTACTACCTTACGTCCACCAGGAGTAAGTCGTTTGAAAGCTGCTTCATCACCGTTAGCGGCTTGGAATAAGTCTTTACTCTTATTACCTTTAGCAACTTTGCCCCATTCCTGTACAGTCTCCTTAATGTTATAAGCCTGTTTGTTGTAAGCAAGGATAGCGTCACTACGTTGGTCAGCTAGCTTTTCGAATCCAGCAGAGCGTAACCAGTTAGCAGGTTGTGTCCAGATACGTCCAAGTTTAGCACCAGCACCGATTTCAGTGTTAGCTACTTGTTCAAGTGCGTCATCAAGAACAGCTGCGGTTTGACCCTCAGTTTTAGGAATCTCTGGGTTACTAGTCTTCAACTCAGTTGCCTCAAACTTAGCACGTTCAGCATTCAGTTCTTGGTAGCGAGTAAACTGTTTAGATTTAGAAGCTCCGTCTGCAATGAGAGGGTGAGTACCATCTTGCATGTACATGAGTTCTTCGTCAACATCCTTAAGTGATTTGTTGTCGTTCTCGTATCGTTTACCAGCGTCTTCGTATCGCTTCTCAAGTTTAGCTTTCTTCTCCTCTAGGAATGCTTTGTGTTCTGCAATCTTAGCTTCGTTAGGTGTCTGAGCAATCTTATCTGCTTCTGCACGAGCTACTTCTGCTTGTTTAGTTGCAACATTATCAATAGCTTCTTGAGCGTCCATCTTCTGTGTTTGTACGGTCTTCTCAGCTTCATCGAGCATTTGCACTTCTACAGCACCTTCTGGGTCTTTCTGTAAGAGTTCATCTATTCGACCTTGCTGTGCTTTAGCGAAGTCATCGTATCGTTTGTTCACTTCGGCAGAGAGGTCTTCAAATGCGTCAGGAGCAAAGCCACTGTCAGGGTCATCAGCCATTTGCTTGAGGTTTTCAAGGTCAGCTGTACGTTTAGCTTCAATGTCATCAAGTTTGTTCTTAATGTCATCTACCTTACGGGCGAGTGGATTCTTAAGTCGTAGGTCATTGTAGTAAGCAATCTGTGCGTCTGCGTCAGCAACTGCCTTAGAAGCTTCTGGCATACCAGGAACTTTCTGTACATCAGCCATCATTTCTTCGTACTTAGCGTCAGCGGCTTCCTTATTAAGGAGACCATTGTTTGCTTGATATTCAGGTGTATCAACCTCAGACATACGTCGGTCGATATCTGTAATACGAGTCTTGATGTTAGTGTTACTAGCTGTAGCACCGTCTGATAGAACGTCAAACTTCTTAGTGTTGTGAGCTTCTTCGAGTATAGAGTCTACTTCTTTTTGGAAGTTCTTACCACTCATGTCAGCACCCTTAAGGGCATTCAACTTATCAGCGAATGTCTTAGGAAGTTCAGCGGAGTCTACTTGCTCAAGAGCTGTAGCAAGTTGCTTAGAGTTCTTTGCACTACGCATAGTACGTGTAAGTGTAGATAGACCGCTACCAGTTAAACCAATAGCTACATCTACTGCTGTATTAGCTGCGATGTTCTCTGGTGTAAGTTGTGTAGGGTCTTTCACTGCGCCAACTGCTGTAGCTGCGGCTCCACCTGCTACGTTAGCTGCTACGTTTGCACCAGTACGAGCTGCGGCACTACCATTTGAGGCTTTAGATACCCAACCAATACCACGGAATACTTTTTCAGCACCAGCACCTGGGATAAGTGTGGTCATGATATCAGCTGCTATACGTTGGCTATCACCTGCAATCTTACCAGCTTTAGAATAAGAACCATTCATGTTCTCAGCCATCTCAGCCATTTTTTCTTCGTCAGTCTTTTCCTTTACACCGTTGAAACCTACTTTAGTAGATTCAAGTGCTGTAAGACCAGTGACTTTATCCTTAAGACCAGCTGTGTCCATGAAATCAGCAGTACGTTTTGCAGTTTCGTCTTGATTAAATCCTGAACCAACAAAGTTTACTGCGTTAGCGGCACTTTCAACAGCACCTCCCATGAAGGCTTTGTTAGATTCGTCTACGAAATTTCCTACGTTCTTGATGTTACGAGCAACACCTTCACCGAATGATTCAGTGTATTTAACTTGCTTGTCATCTTTGATGATGTAAGCGTCAAGTTTCTTGGCTAGTTCGTGGTCTTTATTTTTGTCATCTTTAAGGATACTGTCCCATATTTCACGGGATTTTTTAAATGTATCTTTATTCTTAACACTATCATTGTAACCAGCAATGATTTTCTTTTCTTCATCAGTAAGGTCTTCGTATGCTGGGCGCTCATCTTCTTCCTGTGAGCCTCCATATTCTTCATATACAGACTTACCACTGGAAGCACCCCAAAGGTTTGACCCGCTATCTTTTTTGCTTGCGGTTTCCCATAATCCAGCCATTAGAATCCTCCACCCTTGTAGAAGGCTCCTGTGTTCTTGACTAGGTAATTGTAAGCTGCTACTGGGTTCTTACCTACATTGTCCATGTAGTATTGAGCTGCCTTACGGTCGCTTGCTGAACCAGCTGAGAGCAGTGAGACTAGGTTCGAAATACCACCACCTTGAGACTTAACAGCAGTTGCGAGGTCAACTCCACCAGTTGTGTTGTAACCACCAGCGCCATTCTTAGCCCATGTGTATGTGACAGGTGTGGCTGCGGCTTGACGAGCGTTATCAGCTGCCAACTTAGAGCGTTCAAGAGCTTGCTGTGCTGAGAACTTCTGTCGTTCCCATTCCATTTGACGTTGTTCAGATAGATATGCTTCTAATGATTTTTGTTGTGATTGACGAGTATCCATAGCACGGAGTCTTCGGTCTTGGTTAATCTTAGCCAATGCGTCATCAAGTGCAAGGTTTTGTTCGTTTTCTTGTGTTGCAAGACTAGTGAGTCCTGGAAGATATTTTGTGGATAGATAGTTAGCTTGTTCATCTGCTGTGATACCACCAAAAGAAATACCACGACCTGTCATCTGGTTATTAATTTGGTTGAATCCTTGGACTTTTTCTGCGCCTAGTGCTTGACGTTGTGCCTCAAACATTGTTGGGATTTGCGCCCTACGCTGTCCGATGACATCAATGCTACCTTGATAAGCTGGGTTCAAGTCAGAGATAATCTGCTCTACTGATTGTACTACTGGTTCTGCCATTTAGGTTCCTTTTATTTTATTCTCTTAGCATACTATAACATATAGTTGCAATTATGTTAATACCTTTAAGCACTATTATTGTTCTGATACATAAATATACGGTATGTGAACGTCTGAGAAGTGTAACTTGCAGAGAATCCATTGTAATTTGTTACCGTTAATACTGGTCGTATCTGGTTTCCACTAGATTCTACACTAGTTACAGCTACCATATTAGTACCAATTTGAAACTCTGAATAGTGTTGCTGAGACCTAGTAGGTTGTCCACTCCACTTAACTACTGTGTCATATGCAATTTTAGACCCTGGAATAGGAATCCAACTGCCATATACAGTCCTAGTAGTGTTTGCTCCTACTGTAGCTGCGTCTGTGATTGTTACATCAGAGCTACTTGGAATAGCGAATGAATACTTATCGGAGTTGAATATATAATTACTCGTTTGAACTGTCGGGACTAACTGTATTTTATAAAATATTTTAGTTCCAGCAGGTAATACCCCTGGATAAGTAGTCATAAAACCTTTTACTTTGTTATTTGCATAGTCATACGTAGGTGAGAAATCACCATTGTTAGATTGACCACCAATAATGTTTGCACTTTGACCATCAATTTGCCAAGTACCACGAAGGATATACTTACCTGTCAAGCCAGAAGGGATTTCAACTTGAAAAGAGTTGACACCTCCTGGTGCTTCAAAGAAACCATCAAGGCTTTTCGTTGTTTGTTCGAGATTACCCTCAGAGATAAAGTTAAACACCTTATTCTTAGGATAGATTCTCCAGTGTAAGTTACCTGTAAACTTTGCGCCTACGGATTGAGCACCTTTAAATACCTTTAACTCGTTACCCTCTGTGAAGTTGATAATCGTGTCAGAGATAAATCGTTCACCAATAGATGAACTACCAGGATATTCAAGCCATACGCTATAGAAGTCCCCATCATTATATTTGTCAGACATAGTAAATGTCGCAGGTATATCCACATTGACATATTCCTTGACACCAGAATAGTACCCTACTGGATACCAGAAGTCTGAGTGAAATATAAAATTGTCTGGGTTAAGAGCCATTAAGCCTCCAGTTCGGTGATAACATTCTTCGTAGGGACTGTAATAGCCACTACATAGTTTCCTTTTGGAGCACGCCCGATGAGAACTCGGTCTACACCTGATTCATCTCGGACGACTCGTGTTCGGTTTTCTGATTCTAGTTGGTCTGCGAGACTATTAATAACCGTAGCTAAATCAGCCACAGTCATTCCTGGCGTTGCTCGCATAACTGAAATCATACTAAATGATTACCTCTACGATAAACTTCCACCAAATCTTGGCAGTACCTTCAATGTGAGCAGAGAAGTCAATGTTACCGTTACCGTTGATAGTTGTCTGGTCTCCCTTGTAGAAGAAGTCCCAGCTAGTAGCACCCCACATAAGGACACGAGTAACAGTCGTATTTTCTACGGTTGCTGTTACACCTACTGGCGGTTCGATAGAGAACAGTGTAGCGTCACCACCAACTTGATAGTTAGCTCCTGGTTGCTGTACTACTTTACGGAAGGTTTTAAATCCACCGTAGTCTACAACTGCCCATCCACGTTCGTCAATGCTTCGGTCGATGTCTAGCTTGTCGCTAGTAATAGCACCAGCTGCAATCTTTTCTCTTGTAATTGAACCATTCTTAATGTTGTCGGAGTCAATGTTTCCGTTTACAACTTCAGTGATTGCTGAAAACCTACTGTTCCACAGATTAGGTGAGGCAGCGTCTCCTGGTTCAATAGGGTTGATGTTTATAATCATTCTATTCTCCTATAGTTTCTTTGCTTTATATGTGAACTGCACTCCCATGAATGCAACCTGGTTGTTTACAGCGTCCCTACGTACTTGGAACTGCATGTAGCGAGAGTATCCTGAGATAGCTGTCTTCTTCGGTTTGAAGGCGGTAGCACCTGTAATGATAGTACCGTCATCAATGAAGAACTCACCAATCTTTGCTCCACCTACGTTGAGTTGCTGTTTCTTTTCTCTAGGCGCACCCTCGAAGTCTTTATCACTTCCGAAGGTTATTGGGAATGATTTGCCCACTGCCTGTACTAGCGGGAAGTATCGTTTAAACTTCTTACGCTGTCCTGGCAACCCTCTTGAATCATACTTTAGTCTGTAGTCAAAGTCAATCGGAGCACCGAGAGAGTTGAAGTCAGTTTCTGCAAAGTATAGTGTTGCTGTCTGTGAACTGAACTCTACAAGTTCCATCTCGTCATCTGCGTCTGAGTAAAAGATAGCTCGTGATACGTATGTATCTGTATCCATCATCCATTCAGAATAGTCATTACTAAAGATAGCTGCAATGTCTTGTTCAGTTGCGAACTCGGAAGCCATGTACGCTCGTAGCTGGCTGTTCCAGAGAGCTAGAGTAATTTCATGCTTCAATGGACAGTTGTCAAACAACGGTTGAATCAGTCCTGACATCTTGTCATCTTTTGCACCATTGAATCGGTAAATACCGTCATGTGATACAAAGTAGATGTAGTTAGGGTCTGACGTAACGCCTCTACGTGATAATGCACCTTCGCTACCAGTTGATTCTCGTAGGAAATAACTACCACGGTCTGAACCACTTAGAACATATTTCATGTCTTGTGTCAAGATTACGAGGTTGTCTTGGAATGGAATCAATGCTGTGATTGGTGAACCATTCTTAGGACGAGGCACGTAAATGAATGAAACTGAGAGCCATTGGTAGTACCATTGCTGTCGAGCTGGTTTGTCGCTAGGGTTTCCTGGGTTCTCTGAGAATACCATCTTGTTCTTGTCTGCCATTGAGACACCAAACATACGGTCTTTGTGGAAACAAATCTCTTTAAGAATAGGAAGTTCTGTATCAATAATGTATTCAATACCTGTGTTCTGAATAGTAACATCATCAATGAATACGTTATCGCTAGACGCACGAATTTCAAGTGTCGTTACGTCAATACCTGTAGTATAGTAGAACTCTTTTTTAGTCCATGCTGTTGTAACAGGGTTTGTTGTACCCGTAATTGCTGTCGCACCACCGTTCACAGTGATGTATGTATTACCTGTAGCTGTTGAACCTTTAATGTAGTACGATACTTTGTAACGCCTGTTAGACTCAAGTGCTACTGTAAGAGCCGCTCCACGGATACCGCTAGCTGCTGTTACCTGTAATGAAGCAGGGGTTGAATTAAAGTCCGATGTAACACGGGCGATACTTGAACCACTCGGAGCTGCCCAGCCTGTAGTATTAGTTGTAAAACTAGGGTTAGACACCATGTTAATAGCGTCTGTCTCATTAGTTCCATCCCAAGCTGTAAGTTGGTCATATCCATTTACCCAGAATACTTTACCATCACCATTGGTGAACGAATAGTCTGTAGCGCTTGCGTTTAATCCAGTTAACAGAGGTGAGAGAATCTTGTTTGTCTCATCAACTACATACATTGTAGTACCATAAGCGGCAACAGTACGGTTCAAACCATCTTCACGGTTGAATCGGTATGCTCCTAATGCTTTAGCTGTAGGTGAAGTATAAACTCGGTGTAGGATACCATATGTCTGAATAGAGGCTCCTAAAATACCTGAGTTACCTGCGTAAGACTTAGTACCTGCTGTGCTAGTCTTAAGCTTAGCTTCACCAGTACCGTCATCTTGGAGATATATTACCATCCAATATTTCGTACCATTTGTCAATAGTGGTGAATTAATGAATCGAGCAGTCACCCATGCGAAACCAGAACCCATATCTGAGATAGAGGAACGAGTCAATCGCTTTGAAGGCATGTTGCTGTCATCGCTATAAATGTCTATACGTAATGCAGAGTTGGATGTACCAACCGCTGGCTGTAGGTCAATACGTGTTAATCGCCCATTAGAAGCCGCTGTGAACGGCTGTAGCTGAATATTTGAGTATACACCCACATTAACGTCTGAAGCGCCCGTAGCGGACGTATTAGACACGTTGAGGGCTTCTGACAATGGCGTAGTATATTGTCCTGAGCCTTTTCGTGTAGAAACTGCTACTTCACGACCAGCTTCTGTCTGTGCATAAAGTCGAAAGTCATGTGCCTCAGGAGTACGTCCTGGTTGCATGTCATCAACAGGAGATACCATATCTAGTCCCGCTAGCTTAGTGATTACATCACCAGATAGACGATTACCAGAAACCTTAGGAATCTGTACCTTGCTAAATCGACTAGCCATAATTACCTACCTACTTGACGGTTTTTCATCCTAATTGGACCTCCGCCTACTCTGAAACCATAACGGTTTGCCATTTGCTCTAGCTTCTGTCGGAACTCACTCTTTGTAAGTAAACCTTCGTCAGCGTCACCTTCTCGGTATTGAACACGATAGAAAGCACCTAGCAATAGGGCTTCTTCAAATTCTTCTGGCACTTCTGGAACATCACTGTCCTGTACGAGTGTCTTAGGAACTTTGTTGTAATAAATTGTCATTGTGTAGTCGCCATCAATCGGTCGAGATGTTACCATCTTGTTTCCGAAGATTGTCCAGTACATAACTGAACCAGCCTCATTTGTAGATGGGCTTGCGTATTGACCATTAAATGTTTGGAAATCCATAAACTTATCTTTAATGTTTACAGACTTTCCGTCTAAGTCAGTAATTATCAATGACTGTAAGTGTGATACATCATCAGGGAATTGAAACATATATGCGCCTTGCGGGAGAGCACCTGTAAAGATTTTCTCGGTGAAGGGCAGTTCAAATTCGCTAAAGATATCTCGCTGTGCGTCATTAATAAAGTTATCTAAAACTTGTGTATCGAAATCCTCATCGTCTAGCTTGTCAACGAGAATCCTGTTTCTTAATCCTGCTAATGTGTAACTCATGTCTTTATTCTACCTGTAAATTCCTTCTTCGTCAACATCTGTTGAGGAGTATTCTTTAAATTGTGTTGACGTTGGAATATATAATCCTTCTCCTATTGTACCACCTTCTTCGAATTCTCCAAAGGTCTTATTAGAAGGTATATAGATTACGCCAAATTCAACGTCCATATCAGTCCAGTTGATAATCTTGAGTATGTTATCAGATTTGAGCCTGTGTGAAGCGTTTTGGATATCCAGTATTTGTTCTTGCGATAAGTGTGTCAGTGATGACGTAAGTGCGTGAACCGTATCATCTGGTTTGTTAAGCAGTGTAAACTGTATGATATCTATGTTTGTAGATGTCAAAGCATGAACTGCATTGTTCACTACGAGTGTAGCTGCTTGTACTAATAGAGGTGATGTAGCAAAGTGGTCATGTAAAGCATTGGCTACTGCAAGAATATGCGTAACACTCATGCTGATATTATCACTTGTTAATGCATGAACAGCGTTATCGACCGCTAGCGTCTTTGCTTCTACCATCGTTGGTGAAGTAGATGTGATTGCGTGTACAGCACTATCAATTACTAAGGTCTGTGCTTGACTCAATGTGATGTTGTCTGATGTCAATGCGTGGACTGCGCTGTTAGGTATAACTGCAAACCCAGTAACAACTGCTATATTATCAGATGTTAGTGCATGTGTAGCGGAACTTACAGCTAGTATATAGCTTTCTGCCAAGACAGGAGATGTAGAAGTTAGCGCATGGACTGCACTATCTATTGCAATAGTGTGAGCTTGTGTAAGCGTAGGTGATGTGGCTGCGTGAGCATGTGATGTATTGTCAACTACTAGTACATGATTTTGTGTAAGTACTGGAGATGTGCTAGTAAGTGCATGACTTGTGTCTGCTATTACAAGAACTGTGTTCGTAAGGGAGGGGACTAATACCTCACCTGCTGGACGACCGTAGCCTGTAACAGAACCAATGCCACCACCCCAGCCTACCAATGGAGTAGAAGATGGGACAGCATTGTTTACTGTGTCGATTAGATACTGATTGTATTCTGCTTTGCTAGAAGGAGCTGTATCTCCATCAGTAGCCGCTGAGAACTCTTTAACGTATAGGTAGCTATCTGCCTGATAAGTACCAACACCAGAGTAAGGACTTGCGATTGTAGGAGGAGTAGCTGTACTTGTAAACGTCCAAGAACCAGGCTCTGCACCGCTAGCTGCCCATATCTTCACAGACCTAACATTACCCTGTACCCTTGTGCGTACGTAATAATCTGTACTCATAGACCATGCGAATGCAGCATATTGCACTACACCCGTAGAGTCTTCGTTAAGTACAATACTCTTTACACTTGATACTGGAGTAAAGTTGGTTGAGTAACCAATCGTTCCCGCTTCTGTTGTACCGCCATAACGCGTGTATGAAGCACCGAAACGTCCAGTAGAGCCATCAGCACCAGATTTGAATATCCAAAACTTAACTAATGTCTCTACGTCATTCTTGCCGTCAAGAGCATTAAAGGCTAATACACGACTGCCGTTTGTGCCAGCCGCTTGTATTCTAAGGAACTTCCCGTCTGCGTCACCACCATCAATAATACGGTAATCTGATGTACCGTTACTGATTTTAGGTGTCCAAGCAGTTTGCCCAGAGGTTGTTACATCACCGACTGGCTGCTCATCGAAATCGGTGAAGTATTTAGCCATTACTGCTCCTTATTTATTGTTAATATCCGAAGACTGTCCAGTTGATTAAACATTGCTGATTGACTGCGCTGTAATAGTGTAAGTCAATTTTTAGGTCAGTCCCGCTGTGGTATGGAGCTTGCTGTCCCCTTAAAAGATAGTTCCAGTTAAGCTGTGGTCCTCCAGGACTAGCCTGTCCCCATAATACACCATTAGGAAACTTTGTTGAAAGCGTAACAGCATAGTCAACATCTCCTGCGGTTAAGTTTATGAGTGTAGTACCAGTTTTGATTTGAAAAGTAGGATACTCTGTTGAAAGAGCTTTTATTAATGATTGCTGTGAGTTTAATGTCTGCTTAGCCATATTAATATCCTAAAGCCCACCATTTATAATCAATAGTTTGAGCACCTGATTCAAGGTGAACTGCAAACTCTATGTTAGTACCACCATTGTAGGGCACGTTAAAGCCTCGTGATTCTTGTGACCAACTAGCATTCGGCCAACCTGCTGATACACTAGAAGCAATGATTCCATTTGGAAACTTAGCGACACCAGTATCAATAGTATAGTCACCACCACCACCAAAAGATTGTGACTTAGTCCCAAACTTAAAGTACGGTGCAGCTCTGTAAGCACCTGTATCACGGAATTGATATTGATTATTCTTTATTGCTTGCTTTGCCATATTAATTACCTACTGCCCACCACTTTGCGTCCTTAGTAAGTCCTGTCCCTGCTCGGATGTGAATACTTAGACGTATGTTGGCATTTCCAGTGTTTTGATATACTTCTCCTTTGCGCCACGTTTGGTCCCATGTAACAGATGTCCAACCAGGAGTCATGCCCCAAGCTAGAAGGTTATTGGGAAACCTTGGTACACCTGTATCAACATCATAGTCGTTATCACCTGAGGCTCCGAAGCTGTTAGAACCCTGTATCCAATAACAGTCCTTATACATCACTCCGTTTACCATCAGAGACATTTGCTGTGGTTTTACCTTAGTGTTTGCCATGGTCTACGCCTCCGCTAAGAATGAGATAGCACTAACGCTTGCCCACTCGTTGTTAGGAACAGCACTGTTCAAAACTACAGTACCATTTGCTAATACGTCTATTTGAGATACACCAGCTGGAATTGCTCCTAAAAATCGTTGCGTATCTACTGGTCGGTATCCAACTGGTAGAGTAAATATTAATCCGCCTGCTGTGCTCGTACCACCAGAAGTGTTTCTGATAAGACCCTTGATTCTAACTGTACCGTCAGATGTTTTGAGGTATCTTGCGCCACCCCAACCAGAACCATAGTCTCCCCAGCCTGAACCATAAGTAGGAGTAATCCATGTTAGGTCAGTCTGCAAGGCAGTTGCTGGAACTTTAGCACTAGCGTTTAGAGGTAGCAAAGTGTTTGCTGTTGGTGTTGCATTAGCGTGATAGTTGTCAAGCGTATCTGCATTACCTGTACCTGTTACTGCTGTCTGGTATCGGACATCAATAATATCTCCTGTGATAGGAGCTTCATCCATTGTGAATGTACCGCTTGAAGGTGTAGTTTCTACAAAGTGAGTTGTACCTTTTTGCCTAAGACCGTTGACGTAAACTTCGAGAGTTCCACCTACGTAGGCTTGTGAGGTTGTAAATACTTTGTTAGTACCGTTAACTGTTCCTGTTGGAACTTCTTGTGGCACGAAGCTACTAGCTCCTGCTAGGATGTCTTCTGCGTATACACCATTACCAACTACCCAACCTGCACTCATTGTGCGGGCAGTAGAACTCTTTTGAGCACGGACAATAGTGAGAGTATCAGTAGACCTTGCGGTTACTTGAATAATCTCGCTGTTGCCCATTGTGCTGAGTTGTCCTGGTGGAGTACAAGTAAGGAAGAATGGAGTTGCTGGCATGATTGCGCCATAACCAGATTCTAGTACTAATGTTGTACCCGATGTACCAGAAGGTGGCGTAAGGATAATCCCGTTCGCCAAGTTTTTGATATTCGCCATTCTGTTATTCCTTTATATTAAGCTGGGTCTGGTATTGTGATTGTCCATGCAGGAATTGTAACTGTGTTTCCTGATGTCAATGTCTGAGCTGTAACAGTTGTAACGTAAAGCAATGTAGTTCCGTCAATAAGACAAACGTGAGTTGCTGAGCCAGTCGCTGTGACTGATACGTTAGATTGCTGAGCTACAGTAGTTTTTCGACCGTTTGGCGTTCCAGTTGATTTTGTAAATGCGCTGGAAAGCGTAGCTGTTGCAAGCGCTGCTGAAATAGCTGCGGCTCGGTTAGCTGGTTGTGAGGTCGTTACTAGTAATTGAGTTGATGTCCCGACTTTGTCGAGTAATGCGTCAAGTACTGTAATGTCTGCAAATTTAGCCATTTATTTCTTCTCCTCTTAATTCTATTACACTGTCCTGCACTTCGAGAACAATGTTTACTGGTGTTTCACTCATTAGATATATGTCCCATGAACTTGTACACCTGCGACTGCGACTGCTGTGTCTGTAGCAAGTGGACCTGCTGTAATAGCCATAGCGATACCTGTAGCAAATCGTTTACCCAAAGCTCCGAAAGAAAGTTCGTTTGCGCTAGGTGTTGCAGTAGCTGATGTAGCTGGAGCTACAATCGTAAGAACTGGAACATCTGTACCAACTGTAGGCGCTGAAGCTTTATTATAAAACTTAACGTATGCTGGTGTTGCTGTCGGATTACTTACAGTAACTTCGAACAAGTTACCAGCTGTAGCCTTTTGGCTCGAAGCGTTAGTAGTAGCTGCTGATGTAACAGCGATTGCTGTACCAGTTGCTAATGTACCCTGGTTGGCTGTTACTGTACCAGAAACTGTTGATGTAGATGAGTTCCCTGTTGGGTTCAAGTTACCAGTTGTTACTGTAGTAGTTTCTAATACTGCCGTACCACTTGTGTAAGCAGTTGAGATTAGTCGTACATATTGGAAAGACGAAACATCAATAGCATAAAGACCAGCACTCGTGATGTTACCGCTTGCGAGATAAGCACCTGAGATAAGGTTTAAGATTGATGTGCTTCCTGTGACGTTACGCCATACTGAACCATTTATTGACGTTTGCACTTGTAAAGTTGCTACGAAAGTACCTGAAACATCAACAGTCAGAGTACGATATTCTGACACGTTGAATGCGGGGGTCGGTGTTGCGTTAGCAGCAATATTTGTGACTCTTTGTTGTGTGTTAGCCAAGTTAATTTCTCCTGTTATTAATAATGCTAAAGTAACTATACCATATAATAAAGACCCCTGCAATAGCAAGGGTCAATATTATTATCCGTTTACAGTACTAGACTGTTCGTGGGATAACTACGATGTGGTCTGGACGAATAACCTTACCACCGAACAATGTTGAACCAGCAACAATCCAGCTCTTAGAGAGGATACGTCGGTCAGTTTCAACTTCAGGGTCAATCTGCACAGCCGCTGTAAGAGCGTCACGGTGAAGAAGGATGAATCCCCAGTTGGCGTTAGAGTTAATCTTAGGAACCTGGTTAGTTACGTATACAGGTGTATCGTAGATAACACCAGCGTAACCAGCACCAGCGATTGAGTTACCTGCACCTTGGCGTTCTGCCCAAGACATATCTTGGTCAAGACGGAGGTCAGCTTTACCGAAACCGTTGATGATAAGAGAGCGACCTTCTGTAGGTACGTTCAATGCGTCAAGCTTTGCGTGAGCAGCTACGAGAGTTGCTTTGTTCAAAGCTGATACAGCGGTAAGAGTGTTACCTGCTGCCACACCAGCTAATGCGATACCGATAAGGTATTTGTCAATAGCGTCTGCAAGTGCGAATCCGATTTTCTCAGTGTATGGACGGCGAAGGTCGTATGTAGACTGCTTCATAAGCATGTCTTGAACTTCAGCTGGTACACCCTTGTACTGGTCAATGACCAAGAGTTGTTCGGTTGGTACAAGTGGAGTGACTGTCATCTCAGTACCAGGAACGATGTCCTGTGCTACCATGTCAGGTAGTGAGATAATGTGAACAGTGTCACCGTGGTTTTTAATCTGCCCCTCATAGTCGTGGTTAACTAATTGTTCCATAACCAGACGGTTACGTCGGTTTTCTAGGATTTCTTTAGCCCAGACTTCGTCAATTACGACAGGTGAGTTGGCAGGAGTGTTCATTGGAAAAGTTGCCATGTGATGGACTCCTTAGTGGAAAATACTTTAATATACTTTCCCGCCACCATTCATAAACTTGTCAAGCTTCGCTCGGTGTTCAGCATTAGTTGGGTCGTATTCTGCTTTAATCCAGTCTACTGTGACCTCATCTTTTACTGGCGTGTCAGACGTTGAAGCGTGTGCGCCATCTGCTGAGCCTGATTGTAACTTGTTCAGTCGTTCTCTTTCTTCCTTGCGTCCCTTTTCGGCTAACACTTCTGGGTCAAAAGCCCCAGCGTTATGCTTAGCTTCTCGAACTAAACGTGGCATATTACCAGCTAATCGTATCATAGCGTCGTCACCATAGTTCTTTTGTTCCTCTTGGAGGAGAGCTATTGCTTCGGCTTCATATGCACGGTCATCTGGGTTTTCTGTCCAGTATTGTCGAACTGAGTCAATCATATCTCGCTTCCGCATTTGGAAGTCAAAATAATCTCTATCTGGCAAGTCTGAGTCGATTTTTACTTCGTTCAGTTGCTTTTCGACAGCACCTCTGTTTTGTGTTTCGAGTTGCTTGCGGGTCTCTCTTACTTGCTTTTGAGCAATGCCTAGTGCCTTAATTTCACCTTCTGACAAATTGTCTGGGTCAAATCCTTGGCTTTTGGCGAACCGCTTGAGGTCTGCGTCAACCTGTTCTTGGCTCTCCTCTCCATTGGTTGGTGAGTCATTCGAGCCTGGTTCCGTAGTTTCCTCGGACGCAGTATCTTCAACTGAGTCAACCGCTGGTTCTGTTGTTGTGTCTGCTGGTAGGTCGCTTGGCGAGCCAACAGATGTATCAACTACTTCTTCAGTAGGGGTTGTAGTTTCCGTCATGGATACTCCTGATTGTTTTGATTAGTTTTGGGTGACTACGTTTTAACAGTAGTACGCTTATAGTTATAACACTATTGTTTAGTGCTGTCAACACTTTTCTGAAAGATTATTCTTGCGAACTTTCAATTCGTAGCTGTGGATATTGAATTGCATATTTAATACCCATCTTACGTTGGTTGATTAGAGCTGCTCGTTCACTATCAATAGCTTGCTTGGTTTGTACACCAGGAATTGCTGTAGGACGAGACTCTGTCATATTATCAACATTGTCTTGGATAAGAGCGATGGTTTCATCCATGCTCAATATCCAGTCCTTGTAAGCGTCTGTGCGTGAGAATGCTACCCACTGCGCTATGATTTGTTCCTGTAAATGTGCGTTTGCGTTATCTTTTGACATAAGTCTCCTTTATTACATACTTACTGGTAGAGGACCTGATGGAACTCCGCCTGGGTTTTGAATATTACCTTGTCCTGCTTCTGGTGGAGCCATTGGAGGAGCTGGGTTTTCTTGAGGTTGAACAACTAATTTCTTCAACTTGTCAGCGTTCATATCGAGCATAGCCTCAAGGTAGAGCTTTGTAAACTCGAACTGGTTAACGTAAGGTGATTGTGCAAACATCTGGTGGATGAGAGCATATTTCTGACCTTCTTCGGCACGAACTGCTTTGGTAGTAGATTCGAGTTGAACTTTAGGTTCGTATTGACCAGAGTATTCCTCAGGGTCAAAGTCTCGCCACTTCATACCATCATCAGCACCAATGACTTTCACAGCCATAGTTTGGTCAACGAAGATTTGTACCATCTTAAAGATAATACGTCCAAGTTGTGCGTAACCTTCATCTTCAAGGTTAGTAAGCTTAGTAGAGAAGCGTTGTGAAGCTTGGTTCATCTGTGCTTGAATCTCTGTAGCTGTAACACGACCCTTGTCTTGAGACACACCTTGGATAACTTCGTCAGCTGCTGTAGCTCGGCGCATTTCCTCTTTGATACGGAACATCTCATTGTCAGCGTCAGCACCAATAGATTGTTTCTCGATAGCTGTTAATGCTCCTTGTGGTAGAGGGAACACTGCACCTGGGAATGATTCAATCTGTTCTGCTAGGTGCTTGTATTGTGGGTCAATTTGCCACATGTTATTCATCACATAAGTCAGGTTGTCTGTCTTCTGGCTAGAAATGTCGTTAAGTCGTTCTTGGCGTGGAAGGATAACTTCAACATCACCCTTAGCGTAGAATAAACTAGTATCAACATAATTTCGCAGAATTGCAAATGGTAGGAATCCCTTAATTTCTGGGAACTCTACATCTGTAGTCATTGGAGCCATGTCAACAATACGAGTAACTTTCTTTGTTTTCTTCTCTCGCTTGTATGGGTTCTCACCATCGTAGATAAGTGTCTCACGGTTAGCAATAACAATCTTTTTCTTACGTGTGTAATAAACGATTACTTCAATCTGTCCCTTTTTATCAGGAAGTGTGCTACCAAGCAGCTTCTCTTTAACAGTCTTATCTGTTGGGTCATCTTCATTAAGTTCACCAATGTCATCTAAGTTATTGTAAAGAAGTTTCATGTCGCCAGTTTCAGGGTCAACAATTTTACGGTTCTTTAGTTCCTCAACAGTGGTCAAGAAACGATAGCCAGCATACTTAGGATAGCCAGGAGTTCCTGGGCGGTTCATGTGAGTAGCAGTAGGGTCAACGAAGAAGTCACGCAGAGGGATGTTCGTCATGTGAGGCATATCGCCTTCCCATGAAACCATCATAATACCATTTCCATATACAAGCATATCTTGTACCCAGTCTTGGACTTTCTCTGTCATGTTATTTTGGTCCCAATAGAAATCTACTAGGTCGTTGATTACTTCTGTCTCTTGGTTCTGTTCTTCCCTAATTGGGATGAAGTTAAACTTAGGCTTACCACCAGCGATGTTAGCCTTAATCGACTCCACAATAGTAAAGGTTTCAGGAATAAAATCATCTGCAACACCATCATAGCCTCGTTTTGTCCTTATGTTATTATACGCAGACCAACAGTCGTCCCAGATATTCTGTTTAAACTTCTTGATATAGTCTCGTGCATTTTTAAAGTCTTTATTTACAAGCCCAACTAACTCAGCCTCGTACTTCTCGACAGTATCATCCCTTTTTTCTTGTTTGTCAGCCTCGGTTAGTGCTGGTGCAATTTTATCTTCATTCATACGCTTATTTTATCACCTTATGCTTCTTTACGCCAGTAGGCTTTATAACTTTTAATTCCTTCTTATTATTAGCAGACCAGTCCCATAATTGCAAGGCTATCGCTTTTGCCATGACTGTATCATCGTGTGTACCCGCTTCCGCATTCGTGCGACCCTTTTCGTCACGGACGTATGAGAACGCTTCTTCGATGAATACGATGTCAGGGTCTTTGACCAATCCTTCTCGGATAGCTTCTGCAAGATAGTCGATTGCAAGTGGTTTAGTAATGGTTGTAGTTTTCCAACCAAACTTTGTTGTAGATGTTTCAAATACTTCATCAAGTCCCTTTTCTCTCTTATATAGATTACTGTAAAATAGGTCACGTAATCGTTGGACGACTGCTAGACCGTGGTTGTTAATTTCAGGTCCGATTAATGCGTAATTGTAGAATCGTCCCAGCTTGTCCAGTACGTGGGCAAATTCATCTGGGTCTAATCGGTCAGTTCTTAATCGAGCAACTGTTTTCATATCACTCACACGGATTACATCTGCTACAGAGAAGTCTCCGCCTTCGATACCTTCTGCTACGTCAGCACCGATGACATACTCTCCTGCTATATCAGGCATATCCCATATCTTTAGTTTAGCATGATTGTCTTCAACAACATAGGGTTCACGAGAATCACTATCATGAATTGAGTAAGTTGGAGCGTCTTCTACAAGCTTCTCCATGTGAGCAAGTGCCTTCACGTTGAATACTGTAGAACCACTAGCGATGAATGCTTCGTGTGGTGTAGAAGGATACTCCTGATACAGAAGCTCTGGACTTGCAACGAACTCTCGTTCTTTGTGCCTACGGAATCGAATCTTATCATCAATCTTATCTTCTGGCACGATATAAACTTCGTTACCAATAGTAATACCTTCACGCATGAGGTCTACAACATCTTGTTCATCAATCGTATATTCCTCAATCTTATCGCCAGGAAATTCGTATTCCTCTTGAATCCACCAAGGAAAGAAAAAGGTCTCAAATACTGAATCACCTTTTACGGATTTATCCCACATCTTTGCGAAGAAATTACCTCGTCCGTTAGCTGTACTCTCAAGGAAAATCATAGTGTTCTTCCTGTAAGGAACAGTCTGCATTAACGAACCGACCAAGTCTTCACCGTTGTCCCAGAACGCAACCTCCGAGCCATGGACAAGTTGAATCGTGTCCGAGCGTCCCGCACCCGTGTTCTTTGCTGTCGCAGTTTTAATAACAGAATTAAGACCGACCTCGTTACCATCTTGGTCTTGAAGTCCAAAAGTAAGGTCAGACCGAGTGTCATATTTACGATTAGGCTTAAATAAAGCATTGCTGTTGTCATAGTACCTCTTAAACATATTATACAAGTTACGTGAAGCTGGGTCTTCGTGTGCGATGATAGCCGCAGTCACGTTCTTGTGTGTGGTTGTATACCAGTAGATAAGTGCCTCAATAGCTGTAGACAATCCCATCTGTCGTGCCTTCAATACGATGATACGTATAGGCATGCCATTTTCAAGTAGATAGACTACTCGTTCAATCAAAGCTCGCTGTGCAATGTTCGGTTCAAACTTTACAATCTCAGCGTCTTTGCTTTTGATGTATAGATTTCCTTTGGCATAACGATAGAAGTCCTTGCTAATTTCAAGGATTCTTTTATTCTGCTCATCAGTTAACTTTACATCTGAATTATCCATTCAACTCCTCGACTATATCCATTTGGCGTAGCTTTTTAATCTTAGCTTCAAAGTCAGTGGACTTGTCTACGACATCGCCCTCTAGTCTTAGTTCTCTTAGTTTTTTATTTATGAACTCCGACTTGTCTTCGAGCTGGTCGTAAAACTCTAAGTTCTCGTCTGAAACATATATCATTTTTTGGTTCTTGCGTGTGCTCATGAGATTATTATAACATGTATATATATAAAGTCAACATAAAAAAGAAGCCCCCATTACAGAGGCTTCCCAGTTATAATTCGGGGGAAATTCTTATGAAGGAACTTCCGCTTCCGTTTGCGGCTATGCGTATGCATATCCGACTACCTGTATGATTCTATCTCTCGGTATCTTCGGCAGGATACTGTCAATGAGGGTTAGTAGAGTGCTTCTTTAATATAGCACACTATGAATCAAAAGTCAAGAGGTTCTTAGAAGAACTTTGCACCTGTAGAAGTTTCGTCATCGCGCTTGCGACCCTTAGCTTCTTGGTCTTCTTCGACTTTGCTAGCGATGTTTTTGTGGCCTTTGTAGCCGTTAACTTCTTTAGCTTTTTCCTCTGACACTTCACCTAAGTTCTCTTGAACTGGTACTGGACTTTCGAATTGCAGTCCGTCAACACTTTCAGTGTCTTTGGTACGTGCGTCGTAGTCGTTCTCGAACTTTGGAAGTTCTTGTTCTGGAGCTGTGTTCTTAGTTTGTTCTTTAGCCATGTTAAGCCTCCTTGGTTTTAATGGTATTAACGAGGGCTTCACGAGCCTTCACCTTGTATTGTAGCACAGCTTTATTTTTACCGCTAGTACTAAGATTTGTTTGTTTAACTGTTTTCTTAAACTTGTTTATACCCAAATCGTTTGGCTTGTTATAAGGAGGAAAGTCCTCTTTAATATTCTGCCATCCGAATTTCATCTGACCGAATCTCTTTGCCATACGCCTTCGTAGTCGCCTACTCTGCGAGTTCTCAAAGAAATATCTGCGCCTTGCTTCTTCTAAACCTTCCATCTAATCCTCCGTTACTTGTGGGTCTAATGATATTGCTATCATATGAATCCAGTTATCTATACGTGGGTCTTCAAATAGCACAAAGTATTCATCGAACTTGTCTTCATACTTACCTGCAATTATAAACCCTTTACCGTATGTTTCTTCTATTTCGGGGCTTGGTAATTGGATAGACCATTGAATATGTGGATACATACTCTGTGCCTTTTTACCAATCTTATTTATCCGTTTAGATGTCGAATTCCCGAAGTGCTTCATCAATGTTGGCATGTAGGATTTGTTTCCTCTCAATGAATATACCCTGAGATTTACCGAGTAACTCTAGCGCTCTCAGGCGTACCTCATCTTTTTTAGTGGTATCAAGAGCGAACTGTTGCAATCCCTGAACAATATGTTCTGGGTGCATTGAGACGATATTTCTTGCCTCTTGAATCCATTGTCTATTAACGCTAGGTTGCGCTATGATACGTGCATAGCTTTCTGAATACCCAGCTTCCATGGCAGACTCGTAAGGGTTAGCGAACGTAGGGCTTTTTGGGTCCATGTAGCGTACGAGAAATTCCTCTTGCTGAGGTGTTCCTGTCCACTGGTTAGGTTGCTTAACCTTCGATGACCTCTCCCTGAGTCCGTACTTCTTTCCCTTCCTCTTGTCCTGTGCCATTTTCTTTCTCCTGTTTTTCTAGTGCTTTCTTTGCTATTTTCAGCAGGTCTTTCAGAGATGTTTCTCCGATTCGAGTAGCAAATCCGTATCCCTTGTAAGAGATGACAAATAAGTCCTCAGCTGCTGGTTCTGCTACTAGTGTAACATCTTGTTTCTTTTTTGTCATGTATTTCTCCTATTGACATCCCTCACACATAGTAAGGTCTGCTGGGTCAAGGGGAGCTGCCCCTGGGTTTGCTTGTCGTGCGACTGCTTGGGCATTTGCCATAGCCATGTCAATAGCTGCGAGTTTTTCCTCTAGGCTCATGTTGTCGTCAATAATTGTGTTTGCATTCATAGGGGCTTCCCTCCTTGTTTAGATTATATAGAAATTGGTTGCTTCGTTAGTATCCCGATAGTTAATCTCGTCCTGTACGAACTTGATAAACTCTGGGTCTACATCTCCGAATTTGAAAGCTTGGTACTGGAAATCGTTATTGTCAAACCATAATGGTATTTGAGCTTCCCACGATTCCGCCCACAACTCCTCTGGTAATATTTTACCATCTTCTATTACTTTTTCATAGTCCGAAGCTGAATAATCATTACCCTTTACGAGTAGTACTTTTGTGTTCGACATCTGGTGTCTCCTCTGCTACTTCATCTTCATCGAAATTAACTGAATCTCGGTGTACGAATTGAACACTACCAAATGGTGTTGATTCAAGCAAGTACATAAATCCTAGCTCAGTTTCATTTAAAATGATAAAGATTGGTTCTGCTGTTGAGCTGTTAAAGGCTAATCGTTCTCCGATTTTCTTAAACGTCTTTCGTTGCATTTTGTGTCTCCAATTCATTTACTACTAATGTTGCGTACCCAGCGATGTCTCGCCAGCTATCGTCATAGTTTGTATCCCCATTTACGATACGTCCAATCTTGTGTGCAATCATTGTGAGTGCCTCAAGCTGGTAGGATGGCACATCATTTAATGTGAGACCATCGCCTCTTAACATGAATCCTTTTGCGACTGCGTTCTGAATCTCCTGCGAGATATCCGCATGGTTCTTAAAATCCCCATAGCGTGTACCACGCTCGTCCAGAGTATCTTGAATATTTTTACTCATCTATTCTCCCTTCGGCTGCGTTTACGTCATTTATTAAATGTACAAGTATTTCCCTATCGGACATTTCCTGTAGCATTTTCCTCTTATACGCTATGCGTTCTAAGAAGCTCATACCTTCAACTAAATCCCTTAGCTCCATTCCTGGTAGTGGCTCATCCTCACCCTTGGGTCGAAATTTTAAAACTTCTCCCATTAGGCGTTGACCAATCTTCCCTCACCCTTAATCGTAGCTTCGTTTGACCAACCGCCACAATTATTACATGAGTAACTTTGTACCCTACCTGCTCGGCGGGCATGTGTGCCTTCCTTGCGTAGGTCTGGTGAACCACATTTCGGACATCGTCCGTTAATCTGGTCGATATCTCCCAAGTTAGGGTGATTCTTAATGTATGGAATCAGCTTCTCATAGAGAGCGTAAAGTAAATCTACGTCCTGATTGTTGTATTCCTTCATCAGTTTCCATGCCTTCTTGTCCCCATTCAGACACTTGTGCCATAAATCTGCGTGTGTTACTTCGCTCTTACGCCCGATACCAAATAGGTCACAGAGACCATCCAGACTGTTAGAATCAAACTTAGCGACAGACCTAGCAACCCGTAGAGTATCCACTGTTCGATAGGGCTTAGGAGGATGAACACCGTGCCGAAGAAATGCACCAGTAGCAACTCGATTGTCAAAACGGTTAGCATTGTGAGCGACAACAATGTCAGCTTCATTAAATAGAGACCATAAGGTATCCACGATTGCAATTTCTTGTTCTTCATTCTCTGCTCCTCCTTCGTGGTGCGTTTTCTTTTCCCCATACCACCTCCACGACACGCTCATGATGAACGGACGTTTTTCTACTTTGATGACCCGTGTGTCCCATAGACCGTAGGTATATCCTAAGGTAGGTGAGACCTCAAGGTCATATATTAAAATTCGAGCCATTTAGCTCCCTTCATCTTACATAAAAATAGAAGCGGAGCGTACAACTCCACCGTTCCTATTGCTACTATCTTAGCATACTATCCCCCAAATGTCAATAGCATATTGGTATTGACTTTGAGTCCAAAGTGTGATACAATTAAACGTAGTTTAATCTTAATAGATATATACGGAGTTCTAGTTTACTAGACTCAATCTCGTTCCAATATTAGGCAGGTAAGTAGACTACCGCCTATCTAGTCTCCACTCGCCCAGCTCGTTGCGCTCTATATTATATATATCTTAATATATTTATATATCGAATTTTTTTTATATTATTTTTATCCCCCTTAGGTACTTAAGCTCCGCCGATTACTGGGTCATTACCCCCCCCATA